CGACCCTAAAGCAAACGCATGGGCATCAAGGAATGATTGGTTTGGCACAGATGAGCCTATGACATTAACAGCATTTAGTATTCATAAAAAACTTGTAGATAATGAGGGTTACGACCCACAAAGTGATGAGTACTACAATGAAGTTGATAGAAGAATGCGAGTTGAGTTTCCGCATAAATTTGCAGATGCGACCCCACAAACTCGTACTTCTGGCCCTGCGGTTGCTAGTGCAAACCGTAATTCTGGTAAATCAAAACAACAAAAAATCAAACTTACAAAATCTGAGGTTGCTATTGCAGATAAACTCGGTGTAAGTTATGAACAATATGCGAGGCAGAAACAACGCCTCCAAACTTCGTGAGGAACTCTAATGTCTGAAAGAAACCCACGCACTTCCCAAACAAGGGAAAAACAGAGCCGAGCTAAACCTTGGCGACCTCCGTCTCAATTAGACGCACCACCAGCCCCAGAAGGCTATCATCATCGTTGGATCCGAGCTTCGGTTATGGGGTACGACGATAATAAAAACCTTTCTGCTCGCCTCCGCGAAGGCTTTGAACTTGTTCGCGCTGATGAGTATCCAGATTTTGAAGCCCCTACAGTCCAAGATGGCAAACATGCCGGAGTGATTGGGGTAGGCGGTCTGATACTTGCAAGGTTCCCTGTTGAAACAAATCGCGAAAGAAACGCATATTTCAAAGAAAAAACTGACGATCAAATGAAAGCTGTGGATAACGATTTGTTAAGGGAGCAACATCCATCGATGCCTATTAGTAAACCTGATAGGCAGTCTCGTGTAACCTTTGGTGGATCCGAAAAAGGATCCGATTCTTAATCTTTTATAGGAGAAAAACACATGGCGAATACAGATTCACCATTTGGGCTTCGTCCACATAACAAGATAGGGTCTACACCGAACGGCAATGGATTGACGCCTTATAAAGTACAAATTCCTGGAGTAGCAGGTTCATCAAGCGCAATATACCAAGGCGATATGGTGATCCCTCTTACAAACGGTCTTGTAGATGTGAGCGCGGCAGACGGTGGTTCGGTAGCGATTCTTGGTGTTATGGGCGGTTGTCAATATACAGCCTTAGACGGAACGCCTACTTTTGATAATAACTATCCTGGAACGGCCTCTCTGAAGTCTGGAACAGAAGCAACAGTTTTTGTTTATGACGATCCGATGCAAGTGTATGAAGTTCAGTGTGATGCTTCGCTAACTAATTTAGCAACAGCTACCGCACTAATTCATTCAAATGCGGAAGGTGTCAACTTCGGTTCTACTACAGGAAGCGCAGGTATTTCTATTGGTGAGCTTTCAGTCGCAACAGCAGGTGCGACTACTGCAACTGATAATTTCAGGATTGTAGGGTTTAAAGATGTCGAAGGAATTGATTATACCGCAGCTGGTGTTATCGCCTTAGTCAAACTAAACCTCCCATTCCACACTGCTACAACTGGCATATAAGGAGGATATGATATGGCTATAGCAAGGTCGCAACTCCTTAAAGAACTTGAGCCAGGACTCAATGCGCTTTTTGGATTGGAATACGATCGGTATGATAATGAACATGCCGAAATTTTTGAAACGGAATCTTCAGACAGAGCGTTTGAAGAAGAGGTAATGTTATCAGGGTTTGGTAGCGCACCAGTAAAAGGTGAAGGACAAGCAGTCTCATTTGATACTGCTAACGAAGCTTATACTGCTCGTTACACCCATGAAACAATCGCTCTTGCGTTTGCGATAACTGAAGAAGCAGTAGAGGATAACCTCTATGACAGACTCAGTTCTCGTTATACAAGAGCATTAGCTCGTTCCATGGCAAATACAAAGCAAGTCAAAGCCGCCGCCGTTCTTAACAATGCGTTTGATAGCACTGTTACTTACGGAGATGGCAAAGAGCTTTGTGCTACTGACCACCCAACCGTCGGCGGAGGAAACTTCCGTAATGAGTTGGCAACAGCAGCTGACCTAAACGAAACATCATTAGAGCAGTCATTAATTGACATTGCTGCTTTTATTGATGAGCGTGGGTTGAAAATTGCTTTGCAAGGACGTAAGATGATTATTCCAACTTCTCTTCAGTTTGTTGCTGAAAGGTTGATGGCTTCTAATCTACGTACAGCCACAGCAGATAATGATATCAACGCCCTCCGTAATATGGGTATGCTCCCAGAAGGTTATGTAGTAAACCACTTCCTAACCGATACGGATGCGTTTTTTATCAAAACAGATGCTCCTAACGGTTTTAAACATTTTGAGCGAAGCGCAATCAGAACATCTATGGAAGGTGATTTTGACACAGGCAATGCTCGGTATAAAGCCCGTGAAAGATACAGCTTTGGCGTTTCTGACCCAAGGTGTGTATTTGGTTCTCCTGGAGCCGCCTAATATTAAGGGGGGAATAATCCCCCCTTTTTCTTTTATTTTTAAATTGTTCCACGTGAAACATCTTGCCCCCTTGTGTTAGGGGGTTTTTTTGTGTACGATTACTTATCCCTGACAACTGCATTGTGTAGTTGACACTAGCCAAGACAGGAGACAACATATGGCTAATTCTACTTTCTCAGGACCAGTGCGTTCTGAAAACGGTTTTTCAGATATTACTAAAAATACGACGACAGGTGCCGTTACAAGCACAATGACTCTGCAAACGTATGAGGCAACAATCACTGTTGCTAATGGTGATACCACAGGTAAAGAGTCTGCTATTGGTATTCCAGCTAATTTTATCCCGATGGGAGTTACTGTTGCCGTAACCACAGCAGCGGCAAACGCTGTAAATTTAGTTGATATTGGCACAGATGCTGATACAGATGGTTTTGTAGATGGTATCTCTGCCGCAGTAAACTCTACTGGTTTTAAAGGCTTTTTTGGTTGTAATGGTGTTCTTGGCATGTCAGGATTTACGACATCAGCAAGTGGTGCTACCCCCGATGAAGTTGAGATAGTAGTTTCTGGTGATCCAGGAGGGGATACAGTAATTGTTTTGAAATTTTTCGGTATCTCTAGCTCCTCCGACGCATCGTAAGGAGAGTTCCGTATGGCAAACTCAGATGTACAAGCCAAACGCTTGACAGGCACAGGCGCGGCCTCTACTGGTCGCGCTCGGTTGCGTCAGGTTCAGGTTTTGGTAGGAGGAACAGCAGGTCGGCTAACTTTTTCTGATGGCAATGGAGGTTCAACCCTTCTTGATTTAGATTTTACGGCAAGCCAAACACACTCTGTAAATATTCCAGATGAGGGTGTGCTGTTTACTGACGATATCCATGTTGCTACCGCAACAAACATCACTGCAATGACGATATTCTATGCGTAGGGATTACAATGGCTACAACAAAAGATGTCAAAAGAAGCCCATCTGGTAGGCTTACCTACCGTGGTATGACTTTTTCGGGGTATAATAAACCAAAAAAGACCCCAAATGGGCCAAAAAAATCTGCTGTTTTAGCTAAAAAAGGTAATGAAGTCAAATTAGTACGGTTTGGTGACCCAAACATGAGTATTAAAAAAGACCAGCCTGCTAGAAGAAAATCATTCCGAGCAAGACATAATTGTGCCACAGCTAAAGATAAATTTAGTGCGCGATATTGGTCTTGTAAGGCATGGTGATATAGATCATGGCAATATCGAGGAGTCAAATGTCAAAACAAATTAGAAAAGTAGGCAGGAAAAAACCTCCTGGACTTTATGCTAATCTCAACGCAAAAAGAAAACGTATCGCTGCAGGAAGTGGTGAAAAAATGCGTAAGGTTGGACAAAAGGGCGCCCCTAAAAAAGGTGCATTTGCAGCCATCAGAAGGAGGACATAATGGCAAAAAAACCACCAAAGCCTAAAGATGCTAAAGAGGCGAGGTTTCGTAAAAGAAACAGAGAAGAAGATCGTGAAACGTATGAATATTTAGACAAACAGTCTAGAAGAAATGGGCCTGTTAAAAAAGACCCACCACCTAAACCGAAGAAAAAACCAATCAAAAAAAGAGAGGGCGGAGAAGTGAAAAAACCAAAGAAAATGAGTATGGGCGGTAAAGTATCTATGCCTAAAAAAATGAAGCGTGGCGGTAAAGTATCTATGCCAAAGAAAATGAGCAGAGGCGGTAAAGTCTCTATGCCAAAGAAAATGAGTAGAGGCGGTAAAGTTTCTATGCCAAAGAAAATGAGCCGTGGAGGTCGTGTAAAAAAGATGGCTAAAGGCGGTAAAGTAGTCATCAAAGGCCCTTACAGTTAAGGTGTAATTAATGGCAGTTTCTGGTTCTACTGATTTTGAACTTGATGTAGCTGAGTACGTCGAGGAAGCATTTGAAAGGTGTGGCCTCGAAGTGCGTACAGGTTATGATCTTACGAGTGCGCGTAGATCTTTAAATTTATTGTTTGCTGATTGGGCTAATCGTGGTCTGAATAGATGGACAATAGAGCAAGCTACGTTACCTCTAGCTTCAGGTATAGCTATATACCCTGCTGGAACATTAACTATGACAGTTGCAGCCAGTGGTTCATTTTCGGTAGGAGAAACTATAACAGGTGGTACGAGCGGAGCTACGGCAAGTATAACTAGCATCCGCTCTTCTACCGCTATAGATATTACAGTGCCAGAGGGAACTTTTTCAGCATCAGAAACAATAACAGGTGGTACAAGTTCAGCTACCACCACAGTTTCTTCTGCTGTTTCATTAGTGCCAATACAATCTACTATTGATGTATTATCTGCAGTAATAAGAACTGGAACAGGCTCAGGTCAAACAGATGTTGCTATAAGTAGGATTAGTAGAGATGCGTATATTAATATTGCAAATAAAAACAGTACCTCACGTCCGACGCAATTTTATGTAGATAGATTAATTACTCCTGAAATAAAACTCTGGCCTACTCCCGATAATAATACGTACACATTAGTTTATGATAAATTAACTCGTATTGATGATGTTGATAATCCACAAAACACAGTAGATGTGCCATTCAGGTTTTACCCTTGTTTATCTGCAGGGTTGGCGTATTACATTTCTTTAAAACGCGCTCCACAAAGAACACAGCTTTTGAAAGCAGTGTATGAAGAAGAGTTTGAGCGAGCAGCAGCTGAAGATAGAGATAGAGCAAGTTTAAGTTTAACCCCAAGCCGTGATTATTATACGTTTATAAGATGAAGTATGCTTCTGGAAAATACGCAAGAGCGATTTGTGACAGGTGTGGGTTTGAGTTCCCATACATTTCTTTGCAGAAAGAGTGGAATGGATTAAAAGTTTGTACAGATTGTTTTGAGCCTAAACACCCACAACTAGAGCCTCCTCCGCCTCCTTTTGAACCAGAGGCCTTATTTGACCCAAGGCCAGATAGAGCTGAGGGGTTAGATATTTTTGTTGGGCAGAGAACATTTCCTGTTTTGTCTAATGCTTCCACACATGCAATCACTTCTATTGGTAGAGTGGAGGTTGTCGTATCATGAGTTTTACATACAGCACTCTCAAAGACGCTATTAAAAACTACACGCAAAACACAGAAACAGTTTTCTTAAATTCTATGGATATGTTTATTCGTTTAGCAGAAGAGCGTATTTTAAAATCAACTCAATTAAACGTATTTCAAAAAAATGTGACGGGAACACTTTTGTTAGGAAGTGAGTACCTAGCTGTTCCTAGTGATTTTTTATCACCTCACTCACTAAGTATTACGAATAATAGCTTGTATGAGTATTTACAATTTAAAGAACTTGAGTTTGTGCAATCATACAATCCTAATGCTTCGGCAACAGGCACCCCGAAATACTATGGACAATTTGATGCTAACTATTTTATTCTAGCTCCCACCCCCGACGCGACATATACAGTTAGTCTAAGTTATTTTCATAGACCTACCAGCTTAACGCAAAGTTTATATCTTTTAACCCTGAGTACAGTATCAGGGACATTTGTTGTTGGTGAAACTATTACTGGCGGTACAAGCGGACAAAGTTCAACTATAGGGGTTGTTGAAAGTGCCACCAGTTTGACCGTTGGCATACCAAGTCAAAATTATACTGTTGGTGAAACTATCACTGGCGGTACAAGTGGTGCGACTGCTGTAATCACTGCCGTTGGTGCAGATACAACAAATAGTTGGTTAAGTGAAAATGCTGAGGTAGCTCTTTTGTATGCCTCACTTGCTGAGTGCTACCTTTTTATGAAAGGTGAGCAAGATGTAATGAATATGTACAACCAACGGTATGGGGAAGCAATCAATCGCTTGAAAAATTTAGGCGAGGCATTAGAAGTTACAGATGATTATTCTGCAGGTTATATTAAGAAAGAAAGAACGTAATGTTTACAGATACTCTAAGTTTACCAAGCGACTTTCAAGTTGAGGTGCATACGACTAATAATAGAGGTGCAAGCCCCGAAGAAATAGCTGCAAGATGTGTAAAAAAACTCGTTTATGTATCTGATAAAGCAGAACCTGCAATACGAGATCAAGCCCATGCCTTTGCTGCACATATTGAAAAAGTGATTGCCTCTTACATGAAACAAGCTGTACAAAGTGATAGAACGACAGTTTTTAACGCTTTAGTAGACGCAGGACACCCAGAACTAGCTGAACTGATAAGGAGACTCTAATATGGCGTTTAGTGGGAATTTTATGTGTACCTCTTTTAAAAAAGAGTTACTCTTCGGCGTACACGATTTTGATACATCTGCTTCAGGTGATACATTTAAATTAGCATTGTATACTAACAGTGCCTCGTTTACGGCAGCAACAACAGCTTACACCACCAGTAATGAAGTCACTGGAACTAATTACTCTGCAGGGGGAGGAACATTAAATTCAGTAGACCCTTCTACTACAGGGACAACAGCTATTGTAGATTTTGATGATTTAGTTTTTTCCACCGTTACAATATCTAATGTCAGGGGAGCTTTGATTTACAATACAACCCCTAATACAACATCTACTTCTGTAAGTAATCCAACAGTCCTTGTTTTAGATTTTAGTTCGGATAAAGCAGCTAGTGCAGGGGATTTTACTATTGTGTTTCCTACAGCAGATGCTTCAAATGCGATAATACGGATTGCTTAAATGACAGATATAGTTGTTCCATTTACAGGTTGGGGAAGTCTCAGTCAGGCGTGGAACGAGCAATCGTGGGGTGCTGATTTAGATACAGCTAAAACCGTCACAGTTGTTTCAACAGGAAGCGGTAATAAATATGTTATTGATGGCACTCAACAAGCTACACTTTATTTAGCTAGAGGAGCAACATACGTTTTTGACGTCT